AAAAATGTTGATGGGGACATATTTAAATCACATAAATTAGGAACACCAGTACACGTAAAGAGTGCTCTATACTATAATGATTTTTTAAAGTATAATAAAATATCAAGACAATATTCTGGAATATCTAATGGTGATAAGATTAAATGGATATATTTAAAACAAAACCCTTTAGGATTAAATACTATAGCGTATAAAGGTTATGAAGACCCTATAGAAGTATTAGATTTTATTAGACAATATATAAATCCTGAGAAATTATATAAACAAGCTTTACATAAAAAGATAATGATGTTATATGAAGCTCTTGGTTGGGATGAACCAACAGACGCTTCTAAAACAATAGAAAGATTTTTTTGATTTTAAGAAAACAAACTAATATATATGTATATATAGTTACAATTAATAGGAGAAGTTATGAATAAACAAAGATTAGTACGCTTTATCAATAAATATTATTTGAATGGTATAGCTGACTCAGTAGTATTAAGAAGTGAGTCAAATGAACAAAAGTTAGGTACAAGATTCGTATCAAGTGACAAAACATTATTAGGTACAATTATAATGGATAAATGGAATTTTGAAGACGCGAATATAGGTATTTATACTACTGAACAGTTATTAAAGTTACTATCTGTATTAGATGAAGACATTGATGTTTCAGTAACAAAAGCGGGTGATAAAACGATTTCAATGAAAATATCAGATTCAGCGTCATCAGTTAATTATATGTTAAGTGATCCTTCAATTATAAATGAACCTCCACAACTACAAACTATTCCTAATTTTGAACTTAGTATAAATATGACACCTTCAGTTATCAATAAGTTTATATCTGGTAAGTCTGCGTTACAAGATACATCTACTTTTACTGTTATCACTAATGAATCATCTACAAAGTTAGTTATAGGATATTCTTCAGTAAATACTAATAGAGTTACGATACCAGTAGTTACTTCAGAGTTTAGTTCAATTGATAATGTTTCTTTTAATGCAGACTACTTTAGTAATATATTAGTTGCTAATAAAGAATGTGAAAGTGCATACTTACAAGTTAGTAGTGAAGGATTAGCTAAAATTAGTTTTAAAATAGATCATTACACCGCTACATATTGGTTAGTAGCTACAACTGAAGCAGATTAATGTCTAATTATTTATGGGTAGAAAAGTATCGACCTTCCAGTCTTGACAATTACATTGGAAATGAACATCTAAAAAGTAAAGTCAAGGTTTATTTGGAGAGTGGCGACTTACCACATCTTTTGTTCTTCGGGAAGGCTGGTACAGGTAAGACCACTCTCGCCAAATTACTCGTTAATAATATAGAATGCGATTATCTTTACATCAATGCATCTGATGAAAATAGTGTAGACACAGTTCGTAATAAAGTTAGACAATTTGCTTCAACTGTCGGTTTTAAAGACTTAAAGATTATTATATTAGATGAGTGTGATTACATTACACCAAATGCTCAAGCTGCACTAAGAAACCTAATGGAAACATTTAGTAAACATTGTAGGTTTATCTTAACTTGTAATTATGTAGAGAGAATTATTGATCCGATTCAAAGTAGATGCCAATCATTTCAGATTATACCACCATCTAAGAGTGAAGTTGCAAAACATTTACATGATATTTTAATAGAAGAAAATGTTATGGATTCTATGGAAGATATAAAAGTTTTAGTAGATAGTAGTTATCCGGATATTCGTAGAGTTATCAATTCAGCTCAAAGAAACGTTGTTAATGGTCAACTTAAATTAGATACATCAAGTATTATACAGAATGATTATAAATTAAAATTATTAAAGATTTTAGAAACACAAAATAAGAAAAACGCATTTAAAGATATAAGACAGTTATTGGTAGACAACAAAATTACAGATTTTGCTGATTTATTTCGGTTGTTATACGATGAAGTAGATAATTATGGTAAAGGTCATGTTGCAGAATGTATTTTGATTATTGCAAGATATGAATTGTCAGATAGTCAAGTAGTTGATAAAGAAATCAATGCTATGGCTATGATTATAGAACTATTAGGGGTTATAAAATAAGGAGTTAAAATGTATTTTGAAGCAACAGTTGTATTCATTGAAGAAATTCAAACTAAAAACGGAGTAAAAGAAAAGAAAGTTCGTAGAGTCTATTTAGTAGAATGTGATTCAGTAAGTGTCGCGGAAACAAAGGTAAATGAATGGTTAAAAGATTCACCTTTTGTTTTTGAAACTATAATCGCAAAACAATCAAAAATAGTAGATGTGGTAGAATAATGATAGAAAAATATTGGGGTGAAAAGAAATCATCAACACCAAAAAGTACGTCACCGAATGGTGGCAAACCAGAAAAACATATATCAGTTCATGAAAATAAGATTTATTATTATGCTGGTGTAAATAGAGATAGTGTATCTGAACTTAATAAAAAACTAGGAGAGTTAGAGTCTAGGAGTTTAACATTATCAAATAATTTAGATATAGAACCACCTACACTTAAATTGTTTATAAATTCAGGTGGTGGTTCAGTTGTAAGTGGTATATCATCTATGGATACAATACTAAGAACAAAAGTTCCAGTTCATACCTATGTAGATGGATTTTGTGCAAGTGCGGCTACTTTTCTTTCAGTAGTAGGTGAGAAACGATTTATGAGCAGAAATTCTTATATGCTGATTCATCAATTATCCACAAATTTTTGGGGTAAATATTCTGAATTTGAAGATGAGAAACAGAATCTTGATTTAATGATGACTACAATTAAAAACGTTTATAAAGAATATACTCAAGTTCCAATGGAGAAACTTGATGAGATATTAAAACATGATTTGATGTGGGATGCAAATCTATGTTTGAAATATGGATTAATAGATAAAATTATTTAAACAATACAAACAACAGGAGAAATAAAATGACATTAACTAAAGAACTACACGCAAAAATCAAAGAACTCTTTGAGGAATTTGATAAGAATCATGAAGTACATGCTGAAAAAGGTAACAAAGCAGCTGGTGGTAGAGCAAGAAAAGCTATCGGTGAGATTAAAAAATTAGTTACTGAATATCGTAAAGCGTCAGTAGCTGAATCGAAGTAATAAGGAGACAAAATGAGTACAAAACCCATGAAACCATTACCGAATCCTCAATCTGCACAAGTACAAGTTGATTTAAGAGAGGCAGAAACAATTAAATGTAGTGATTGTAATAACTATTTATATATAACTTCATTTATTTTAAAAAAACTGTCAGCTATTGTATCACCTACTGGTCAAGAAACACTTATTCCTGTACAAGTTTATAGTTGTGGGAATTGTGGTAAAGTTGCAGAAGGTATGTTAGAAGGCAGTGGATTAAATGTCAAAGAAAAAAGCTAGTAAAAGTGATAAACCGAAAAAAGAAAAACCTATGTTTCATAAAGAATCTTCAGCCGGTAAAGGTGATTTACCGAGAAGAGGTATTAGTATAGATGAATGGGATAAGAAATGGGAAAAAATCTTCGGTAAAAAGAAAAAGTTTATTCGATCACATAAGACAGATAACAGCGGTTCAAAGCCCTAGTTATTGGGAAGATATATCAGACGAAGATAAGAAGTCTTGGTCTAATTATATGACTCATAGATTTTTGTCTATGAAGATGGAGTGGGTTGATTTAGTAAACGAATTACAAAAATATAATTTGCAACCAAAAGAATTATATAAATTATATACCAATGTATTACCAAAGGGTAAACAATGGTTAAAATATGTTAAAGGGAGAAATCAAATGGCTTATCCAAATTGGTTAATTAATATCGTAGCTAATCACGAAGAGGTTAGTAAAAAAGAAGCATATGATATGATTGAAATGTATATGCTCACAGAAGGTGGTATGTTAGAACTAAGTGAAACTTGTAGAAAATGGGGAGTTGAAGATAAGAAGATAGAAGAAGCTGGTTTAAACGTTCTAGGTACTGTTGGTGGATATACAGCAGGAAATACAGAATGAAGGTTATAAAAGATACTAAGAATATGTCCAAAGTAGCTAAGGTTGAATCAGTTATAGAACAAATGGAACTTGAATGGCCAGAGATGACTAAAGAGTTTAAAAGATTACAAAAAGAACAATATGAGTTGTTTTTACACAAACAACACGATTACGGTCCAGGTAACATAAGTGTTGGAACACAATTACAAACAGAAGATGAAATACATTTATCACTTACAGGTTTGTGGTTCAGAATGAACGATAAGATACAACGGTTAAAGAATTTATTGATGAGCGGCCGCGAGAATGCAGTAGAAGGTGAACCAATGGAAGATGCGTTTCTTGATGTATCTAACTATGGTATTATGGCAACTATTGTAAAGAACGGTAAATGGGGTAAATAATGAACCAGAAGTTTGGAGATTTATTTGCTAAGTTCTTATTTATATTTTTTATATGGACAATTATAGCATTCTTTTTTGATATAGGTTATTAAAGATATGAAACGAATAAGTTATAGTCAATATAATCAATGGGTTACTTGT